CCGAATCGTCTCGTGTTGACCATTTATCCCACACAAAACTACCACCGTTCCCCTTTTGTTCCCAAAACAAACCGACCGCAAGACAAAGAATAACCGTAGCCAAAGCCATTATTCCGAAGATCAGTTGCCACACGAACACGATATAGTATTCAATCGTGAGAACCAAATCCAGTGTTCGAGAAATGAGACTCTTCTCTTCGTTATGATACAACAAAGTTTCATCCGGTGTAGGAGTAACAGTCAAGGATGATGAAGTGATTTCCGTCGTCGTGAGTACACTGGTCATTGTCACGGTTGGAAGTGTCAAGGTGCTTACATCGACACTCGTCACGGTTACAGTTTCCACCATGGTAACAACGCTTTCGCTTGCATGAGACATAAAACCGTTGATTTTGTCTTGAACATACAAGTTAAAATTGCTGAAATACAGATCGATATTCGTAAATAACGATTTAAAACTGTCGACGAACGCTAGCAAGTCGATACGAGAAAAGAAGTTACGCACTTCCGAAACAATCCGATCATAAAGCATCCACAAGTCACGTTGAACAGGTTTCAGTCTAACAGTCAAATCTTCTGTGACCTCTGAAACCATAGTGCCCGCCTCGATCTGCAACCGCTCGAATTCCGAACGACCGATAGCAGCTATTCTCTCACATTCCGAGATTAGTTGAAGTCTGCGTTCGTCTAAGAACCGAACAAGTTCCTCCAACATGACACGCATATTTTCAACAGTGAAAGTATTCTCTATCCACAGCAGGAGACTATCGTAATATTCCGGAACACGACGCTTCGCTGTCATCACAAGTTCATGGAAATTACGTCCTTCGGCTGGGTTCCTGATGTTCCACATCAGATCCCTCAAACCTTTACGAGGCAATATTCCCCACATATAATGAGTGAAAAATTGACGCCACATCAGATCCGTTAAAGGCAGAGCACCAACACTCGCTAATTCGACGAAGATTTCGTTTGACAGATAATCAACCGATAAAAACTTACACACAAAATCAGCAGGTTTCAATGCAACAACAAAAGGAGAAAATTCTGGTTGATCAAATCCCAAAGCTGTGTACATCAAGAAGTCCAAATTTTTGATATATTTTGAATCTACGCGACGCGTGAATGAGCATGTAACCTCTCGATTGACGGAAATTCCTCGATATCTGGCAGTATATCCACTGCGCAATTCACCTTTCACCGGATTGGCGCAAAAACCAGGGAAACCAGAGCCAACAGAACGTTCACAATAGCAAACGTTGTCGCCATTCACACATGGATCGCGCAAGTCAACGGATTGCTTAGTCACAACTCTGACCCTCGCGTCGTCGTTGACCATAGCAACAAAGGACTCGAACGAATTCCAAGTAGGCACACTTAAATTAAAAACAGCACCAGTCAGCTCAAACGAACCAGTGGACTCAACCGAAAAGCCCTTGGAGTTGACCACGCCAGTCTTATAGATCTGCGGGCTCTCGACAGAAAAGGGCAAAATCGAAGCAATAGAATGATCAAAGAAAACATCGCGGGCAACGGGGGGGTTTATAACATAAATACAAGCAACAATAGCTACAAAACAAATTTTTAAAATATTTTTAATATTTAAATAAAAACCACCAAGGTGGCCCACAATGTAAGACAACATCTTCTCGACAGAAGACGTCAACAAATCAAACATCGTGTAACTCGGAAAAGGGGTTTCGGACATCGGAGAGGGTAGCCAGAGATTTCCAGCCCACAACTTCAGATCCAATTGGTCCCAGACTCACTGTGTCGCAACTGTGGTAGAAGGATAGCACGCAAGC